AATCCTGAAGTTGGAGATGTAATAATGTTCCAAAAGGGATATTGGGAAATTGATAATGTTAGTGCTGCCCAATTCTTTGTTGGAAAAGATCCAGAATATAATTACTTAGATGATAATAACCAAAACCCATATGAAACAGATTTAGGAGAATTTGGTTATAATGTATCTGTAATATGTAAAGCCCATTATTGTCCTGCAGATAAATTAAATATTCAACCATCAAGATTATAATGACTAAAACTAGAAAACCCATACCAAAAACCCAACAACAGCTATCTAAAGAACAGCATGTTCCTACTGTACCTCAATATGGGAATCCTAATGATTATAATCAGACCCCACAAAATAATAGGGCATTAAATACTTCATTTTCTGGGGATACAACAAAACCATTTTCAGTTGGTTTACAAGACATAGATGAAGCAGTATTTTTTTATTTTCAAAATATAATTAAACCCACTGTAATTCAAAATGGTTCTCGTTTACCAGTACCAGTAATTTATGGTTCTCCTGAAAAATGGAAATCATATCAAAAAGATGGATATTACAGGGATCAAAAGGGTAAAATTATGGCCCCTTTAATTATGTTTAAAAAAACAGATGTAACCAAAAATAGATCTATAGCAAATAAATTAGATGCAAATTACCCTAATAATTTTGGAGTGTTTGTTAAAGATTATAGTTCTAAAAATGCGTATGATAATTTTAAAATACTAAACAATAGAATACCCCAAAAATTATTTTATGCTGTAATAATGCCTGATTATTTAACTGTAACTTATGAGGTAGCAGTGTTTACTTATTATGTAGAACAATTAAATAAAATAGTGGAAGCAATGGAATATGCTTCTGATGCATATTGGGGAAATCCACAAAGATATCAATTTAAATCAATGATTGATTCTTTTGGATTTCAAACCGAATTAGCCCAAGATGATGAACGCATAGTAAGAAGTACATTTACATTAAAATTAAATGGATATATAATCCCAGATACTATACAAAAAGATTTAACCGCAATTAAAAAATTCTCAAATAAATCTCAAGTTTCTATTGAGGAAAAAATAGTAAATGATATACCTTAATTAAGTTTTTAATATTTATAATAAATGGCAACAGTATTATCAAAATCAGGAATAGTAGATGGGGCAACAGTTCAACCTTGGCATGTAACTCAATCTATAGATGCTTTAACAGGAACAACAGCATATGATATAACAATATCAGGTTCATTAACACTAACAGGTAGTATAAAATCTTTAAATGGATATACAGGTTCGTTATTTGGTACCGCTAGTTGGGCACAATCATCCTCTGAAGCTATTTCATCAATATCTAGTTCATATGCATCAGTAGCTGAGGCTATTTCAGGTGCATATGTTCCATCAGGAAGTGTTACTTCAACCTCAGTATCACTAAAATGTGTTACTGGATATGGAAAAATCCCTGCAGGTGGAGGTGGAGGAGGAGGAATAAATTTCATAGCCACAATAAATGAACTAGATGGTAAAATATTAGGAGCAAATTGCTTTATAACAATAGGATATTCTTCTTCAGTTAGTGGAAGTGATATGAAAGTAGCAGTAGATTCATTAGCTGGTCCTACTTTAATATTTGAATATGACAAAGCAGGAGGAACAACCGCTACAAGTTCAGTAGATTTCTTTTTTAATTGTATGTACTTAGCTTAATAAAAAAATAATATGGAAAAAATAGTTTTTACCCAAGAAGAAATTCAAAGTTTTAGACAATTACAACAAACAAGGGATCAATTAACGATTGATTTTGGTTATGTTGAATATCAAATTCAAGAACTAGAATTACAAAAAGAAAACTTAATTGATTTATTGTCTCAATTAAAGAAACAAGAAATTCAAATAGGTCAAGAAATTGAATCAAAATATGGTAAAGGTACAATAAATTTAGAAACAGGAGAATTTACTCCTGTATAAATGACTTTTACAACCCTTTGTCATATTTATTACATGAACAAAATTGTATAAAATATGGCAACAACATTAACATCACCAGGAGTACTATCATTAGAAAATGATCAGTCATTTATATCTCAACAACCCATTGTTGTTGGGGCAGCATTAATTGGACCTACAGTTAAAGGCCCAGTAGAGGTTCCAACAGTAGTTACCTCTTATAGTGATTATCAAAACAAATTTGGTAGTACATTTTTAAGTGCTAGTCAAGTCTACACTTATTTTACCTCTATTGCAGCATATAATTATTTTGCCAATGGTGGACAAACATTATTAGTATCAAGAGTAGTAAGTGGTTCATTTACTTCTTCTACCACAGCAACAGGTTCAGGATCTCCAATATTGAATGGTAGTTCTGCTGAGGCTGTAGTATTAAAAACTATTTCCCAAGGTTCTATTATGAATAGTACCGGAAGTATAGATGCAAGTGGTTCTTTAGCTTCAGGTTCAATTGATAATATTAGATGGCAAATTGCAAACAGAGATACCTCATCAGGTACCTTTAGTTTAATTATTCGTCAAGGAAATGATAATACAAACAATCAAATTGTATTAGAATCTTTCACTAACTTATCAATGGATCCTACTGCCCCTAACTATGTGGCAAGAGTAATAGGAAATCAATACAAACAATACAATTCAGCAGATAATCAAATTGAGGTATTGGGTGATTATCCTAATGTTTCAAGATATGTTTATGTAAGTGAAGTTAAAACTCCAACCCCATTTTATTTTGATAACACAGGCATCGCAAAATCACAATTTACTGGTTCAATTCCTGTAAATGCAAGCGGTTCTTTTGGTGGAGCAACAGGTAATTTATTTGGAGCAGGAGCAAAATATTATAGCAACATTGTTTCTGGAGTAACAAATATTCAAGGATTAACTAGTTCTAGTTATGATAATATGATTAATTTATTATCCAATCAGGATGATTACAGATTTAACGTATTGATTGCTCCTGGTTTATTTGCAAGTGAAGGACCTTTAGGTGCTTCTCAAGTAACCTCAATTATTTCAAATACTCAAAACAGAGGAGATTCAATTTATGTGGCCGATTTAGTACCTTTTAGTTCTAGTATTTCAACAGTAACTACTCAAGCTAATGCTAAAAATACATCATATGCTGCTGCATACTGGCCTTGGGTTCAAACAATTGACCCTGATTCAGCCCAATTAGTATGGGTACCTGCTTCAACAATGATTGCTGGTGTTTATGCATATAATGATTCTGTAAGTGAGCCTTGGTTTGCTCCAGCAGGTATTAACAGAGGTGGTTTAGGTAATGTTGTAAGAGCTGAAAAGAAATTAACTCAAACAAATCGTGATACTTTATATCAAAATAAAGTTAATCCAATTGCAACTTTCCCTGGAACAGGAACTGTAGTTTATGGACAAAAAACATTACAAACTCAAGCCTCTGCCCTAGATAGAGTAAATGTTAGAAGATTGTTGATTGCCCTTAAATCTTATATTGGTCAAGTAGCACAAAACTTAGTATTTGAACAAAACACTATTGCTACTCGTAATCAATTCTTGTCTCAAGTAAATCCATATTTAGAATCTGTACAACAAAGACAAGGTTTATATGCTTTCAAAGTAATAATGGATGATTCAATAAATACTCCTGATGTAATTGATAGAAATCAATTAGTTGGACAAATTTATTTACAACCCACTAAAACAGCTGAATTTATTTATCTAAACTTTAACATTCTTCCTACTGGGGTAGTTTTCCCTGGATAAGAAATTTTAGAGTTACATTAAAGAGCCCTAACATTAAGTTAGGGCTTTTTTATTTCATATATAAATTTTATATTACCACAATCCCAAATTCTTTTCCACCCATTATTTTTCATATTTTCATATTCTGTTTGATTATTATCAAATAAAGGAAGTAATTTGGATAGTTTATGTTTTTGACAAGACATTCTATGTAATATTTTATTATCTTTCCAATAAATATAAGATGGATCAGTATATTTATCAAAAATAAAATCTAAATTTAAATATAAATTTCCATTAAAAAATCTTCTATCAGCAAAACTTATAATATTAAAGTTATTATTATTGTAATTTTTAAGAAAAAACTTAAATAATTTACTAGCTCCTCCAATTATATTATGATTTAATTTATTACAAAATCTCACCATCTCATATTCATTGGATTGTTTTTTAAACCTATTTTTAGAAAAAGTCATAACTGAGACTAAATCATCACCCAAAAATAAACCTAAATTAATAGAAGAATGAGTATATCCCTGTATATGGTTTTCATTTAAAAACGTTTTTAATTGTTTAGTATCAATTATTTCTTTAAGGACACATTTTCTCGCATAAATTTTATTTTGATTTAATATAAGTTTATTCAAAATGATTGAACAGATTATATTCTTTTTAAATAACCATTCATAATCTAAAATATGAATTAATTCAATGTTTTTTTCTAAACATTTCTCTGTTTTATATAAGTGATAATCTTTATACTTCCCCATAGCTTCAGAGTGCCAATAAACTCCATTAACTTCAATAGCTAAATTATAATCTGGAAGAAAGATATCAATTTCTAATCTATTAGGAATTATATCCCTTCTATTTAATAAAATATTATTGATACCATTTTGTTTTAAAAAATTAATAATCTCATCTTCAATCAAAGAATAACCTTTATAATCTGAACATTGACATGAAGGTAAGTACCCATTACTCAAATATACTTCAGTAATACTATTACATTTTGTACATTGGAATTGAAATTTATTTTTAAAAATATGATTTAATTTATTATCTTCTAAATATTGAATATCAAATAAAGGTTTCATATTAGATATTTTTTCGTATTCTAATAATTTTTCCCATTTTATATCAATAAAATTTTTTCTATTTGGTTCTCTTCCTTTTAATTTTTCTGATATTTTATTAGATATATCTTTATTAAGAGAGGCTACTTCATGACCATATTTATCAATACAAGTTTGTTTAGCTTTATTTTTAAATTCTGGTACTAAAAAAGGGTTTTCAACTCCATATTTTTCTTTTAGATTTTTTTTATATGTTTCTTGAACTTGTGAAGATTTAAAGGCTATTTCTTCTCCATATTTTTCTAAACATGTTTGTTTTCTTTTCTCTAACCATGTTTTATCTTTACCTTTATATTGTTGGGCACATGGATTAGAACAAAATTGTTTTTTAGAAGAAGGAAGATCTTCAAATATAATTTCACAATTTTTACATATAATTTGTTTAGGAATTGATTTAGGTCTTGCCATTTTGGTTTAAATAATGTTACGTTGATAAATATATGAAATTTTTGAAAAAATTCCAAATTTACATATTTATAATAGAACAAATTAAAAACATAAAACCATGGCAATATTAAATCCAAACGAAATATTCTTCACCGCCTTTGAGCCAAAACAATCCAACCGATTTATCATGTATATAGACGGTATACCAGCGTATGAGATTAAAGGAGTGGGTGCAGTCAATGTATCCCAAGGAACAGTGCCTTTAAATCATATAAACGTTCAAAGATTTGTTAAAGGTAAAACCACTTGGGGACCTATTTCATTCACTTTATTTGATCCTATTGTACCTTCAGGTGCTCAAGCGGTAATGGAATGGGTTCGTTTACATCACGAATCTGTAACTGGTAGAGATGGTTATAGTGATTTCTATAAAAAAGATTTAACTTTTGATGTTTTAGGTCCTGTAGGTGATATAGTTTCTGAATGGATTTTAAAAGGATGTTTAATTACATCAGCTACTTTTGGTGATTACAATTGGGATACGGCAGATACAGCTGTTGAAATTACAATGGAGGTCCAGCCTGATTATTGTATACTCAATTTCTGAGGTATATTTCGATTATTAAACATTAAATTCAAATAAATTTATTTAAAAGAGCTCACTAAAAAATAGTGAGCTTCTTTATTTATTACATATTTATATACGACAACAAAGTTATAACAAAAGAAAATTATGGAAGAAAAAAAATTTAATTTCCCAACAGAAATCGTAGAGTTACCTTCAAAAGGTTTATTGTACCCGAAAGATTCACCATTGGCAGAGGGTAAGGTTGAAATGAAATACATGACAGCCCGTGAAGAAGACATTTTAACTAATCAAAACTACATTGAAAAAGGTATTGTTTTAGATAAATTAATTGAATCTTTAACTTTAGGTAAATTCAATATTAAAACTTTAATTCCTGGAGATAAGAATGCTATATTAATTGCCTCTAGAATTTTAGGTTATGGTAAAGATTACTCATTTATATATAAGGGTAAAGAACACAATGTAGATTTATCTAAAATTGAAAACAAACCATTTGATGAATCATTAGTTACCCCAAAAGGAACTTTAAAATACACTTTACCAATATCAGGAACTCAAGTAGAAGTTAAAATATTAAATGCCATAGATGAAGAAAATATAGAAAATGAAATTAAAGGATTAAAAAAATTAAATAAAGAATCATCAACAGATATTACGACCAGATTAAAACATCAAATAGTGGCTGTAGAAGGAGACTCTAATAAAACCTCTATTAAAGATTTTGTTGATAATTATTTGTTAGCATCTGATTCTAGGTCTTTAAGAAAATTTGTAAAAAATATATCTCCTGATGTTGATTTAACTACTAAAATTTTATTAAATGATGTTGAGGAGGACATTGAGATTCCTATTAATCTAAACTTTTTTTGGCCTGACATTAGATAATATTGATATATATAAAATAAATGTTTTTAATGAAGTTCATGAAATAGTATTTCATGGAAAAGGAGGGTATGATTATATGACAGTGTATAATATGCCCGTTTGGTTAAGAAAATATACATTTAATAAACTAAAAGAATGGTATAAACAGGATACATCCAACGAAGATAGTTGGGTTCAAGGAGAAGGACGAAAACAAGCAGTAAAAAACAAACAAATTAAAACCCCAACATATGTAACGAAGGCATCTAAAAAATGATGCCTTCCCATATTTATTAATATATGGCTAAAAACCAAAATCTTTCACCCGAACAACTTAGGGAAGCATTATCTCTTTTAAAACAATTAAAAAGAGGTTATGAAGAACTAGGACAAGAAAACATTAGATTAAAAGGAATAGATGCTACTAATTTAGAGGGATTTATAAAAGGTGCTGGTGGAGTAAAAAATATTCTAAAACAATGGACTATTGAATTAGATACTGTTGAAGATCAGTTAGATGATTTAGGAAAAAATGCTAAGGGAATATTTACTCAATTTTCAAATATTGTTGGAGAAATAAAAAAATCTAATCAAAACCTAAGTATAGGTAATAAAGCAATGAATTCTTTGCAAGATGTTGCCGAAAAACTTAAAAATGACCAGCAAGGAATAACTGATTTAAATAAAAAAGATTTATTAACTCTAATTCAAAAACAAAAACAATCTATTTCTAATTTAGATATTGCTAATAAAGCATTAAAAAACCAAATAGAGAATAATGAATTATCTGGAAAAGAATTAGAAAACGCTAAAAATTTAGTAGCCGAACGTGAAAAAGAAGCAACAGCAATTTCAGATTTAAATGGTTTACTACAAGATAGACTCAAAGAAGAAGAAGAAATTGAATCAAAAACAGGTTTATCAGGTAAATTACTTGAGGGATTTAAGAAAATCCCAGTTTTAGGAGATGTTTTAGATATAGAAGGTGCTAAAGAAGCAATGAGAGATGCTGCTAAAACAGGTGCTAGTAGTTTTTCAACTTTAGGAGCAGGAATAAAAGCATTAGGTCCTTCATTAAAATCTGCTCTAGGACCATTGGCCCTAATATCTCTTGCAGTTAAAACCATTCAAGAAATGGTAGGAGCTATGTTTGAATCAGATAAAAGAATTACTTCTTTATCCAGAAACCTTCAAATATCTAAAAATGAGGCCCAAGGAATAGATGAATACTTTAAATCTATAAAAGGAAGTCTTGAGACAGAATATAAACTTACCAAAGAAATATACGAGGCTCAATCTCAATTATCAGAATTATCTGCAACTTCCAATCTATACTCTAAAGAAACATTAGATGCTCAAATTCAATTAACTAAAGAATACGGGTTACAAGCAGAAGATGCAGCCAATTTAAATAAACTATTTATTGTTAATGGGGAAAAAGCCACTGATTCATTAAATATAGCTGCACGAACCACCAAACAATTTTTTAAACAAAATGGAATTTTATTTAGGGAAAAAGAATTATTACAACAGGCATCAAAAATAAGTGGTCAATTATTGGTTTCATTTAAAGGCAGTACAACAGAATTGATAAAATCAGTGGCCCAAGCTAATAAATTAGGCATTACACTAGATCAGGCTAAGAATATTTCTGAATCCATGTTAGATTTTGAACAATCCATATCATCAGAATTAGAGGCTGAATTATTGACTGGAAAAGAATTAAACTTAGATAGAGCAAGAGCTTTATCTCTTCAAGGAAAATTTACTGAGGCTGCTGATGAAGCACTTAAAAGTGTAGGTTCATTGAATGAATTCCAAAACCTGAACGTAATTCAACAACAATCATTAGCTAAAGCAGCTGGATTAACAGTTGATCAACTCTCAGATGCTTTAATCCAACAAAAGTTAATAGATAAAGAACAAAAACAACAATACCAAAGACTTAAAGCAGCAGGAAATGAAGAACTTGCAAGAAAATTTGCATTAAAAGAATACAATGAAGAAGAGATCAAATCAGCAAATAAAAGATTAGATGCTCAAGAAAAATTCAATTTATCTATGGATAAAATAAAAGAAGTATTCACAGATTTAGTGGATGGAGGAGTACTTGATTCTATATCAAATGCGGCAATGGCCTTAGCTGATACTATACAAAAAGGAGGTTCTATATTTTCATTGTCTGGTAAAAGTGATTTAACCAAAAACTTAGAAAAAAAATCATTAGAACAAGCTCAAAAAACATCTCAAGAATTAACAGAAAAACAAAAATCAGGAGAAAAATTAAATCAAAGAGAAATAGAAACTTTAAATAAAGCTAATTCTCGTTTAAATGAAGAACAAGATAAACAAAAATCCCAAAAAATGGCAATGGCCTTCTCTGGTGCAGGTGGAATGAAATTCGCTGAGGGAGGTATAGTAAATAAACCTGTAACCAACGCCACTATTGGAGAAGCAGGACCTGAGGCTGTAGTTCCATTGAATCAATTCTATAAAAAATTAGATGAATTAATTATAGCCGTAAAATCAGGAGGAAATATTTACCTAGATGGTACAAAAGTAGGTACAGCAATGGCAACCAATGGTTTTAGAGTTCAATAATTTTCAATATTTATAATAAACAGACAACTATGAACGGACTATTAAACAAGCTACAAAAAGACGGTTCAGTATTAACCGCGTACAATGGTGCAACTCCTCCAACCAACATAGGAGCAACCAAATCATCCAAATTACACGCATCCAATAATACCCCAGGATATTCATTAAATGGAAATTATGCAGGTGAAGTCATTGCAGCGTATAATGCTTATTTGGATGGTACAGCAAACCCCTTACCACAACCCTCACAACTAGACCTTAACGGTACAATTACTACAAAATACTTAGATAATCTTCCTAGATAATGGGTTTAATTAACCTTAAAACAAATCTTAAAAGTTTAAAATACGGGCAAGATACTTTGGGAGGGGGATCTAGTGGACAACCTTATGTTCAAAATTCAATTCCTGAAGGATTTAATGATTTAGGTCCAAGACAAGATTTTATTTTAAGGGGAGGAGCAACTACAGCAAAATCAACCGCTGAAGATATCAAACGTTTAACTAAAATGTTTGCTGATACAAAATCACCAAGCGGTGTATTGTTTGTTGCAAAACAACAATTATTATCTAGAACAGCCCCTCGTACTCAAACAAGTGGAATATTGAATGAAGGTACTTATTTACCTTTAAATACATTAACACAAGCTGGTGTTATATCAATTGGAGGTCATTTAAATAGACAAGGAGACCCATTTAGTGAAACAGGGGCTTATACCAATAATGAAAACCTATATGGAGTTAAAGTAAAATCAACTCAACCAATTGAGGAAAATAGATTAGCAAGATTATATGAATTAGCATCAAGTGGAACCAACGGTAAGTTAAACGAAATCATATTAAATGATGGAGTAAATGTAATGACTTACACTGGAGGTCCTAGTTCTGATTTGGGGCAAGGAATAACCAACATAAGATATTCTCCTATAAGTCAAACCCCACTAACTAAATC